CTCGTCCAGCAGCACACCGGCAAGGGTGATGCCCTGCACAAGATCCTGCGAGGCTTCGTCCTTACCGCCGAATATGTAAAACTTGTTGGTAACCTCAACGCCGCCGCGCAAGGCAGTGACGACCATTGCGTTATCGCTGCGGCGGTCGGTCATAGCATATCGCTTGCGTGCGTAGGTCCGGCGCATGAACGGCTCAACGATATTACGACGGGCGGAAAGCACCGTCTTACCGCAGATGCCGAAATTGCAGTCGCAGTAATTGCGCATCGCCCAGTCCACGAACGCCAGCGTCATTATGCAGGTCTTGCCGGAGCGGATGGCACCGTCGCAGATCAGAGCGTCATAGCCCGAATCGGCAAAGCGCACGATCTGCGCCTGTTTGCCTCGCAGCATCAGCTGTCACCGTCCTCTGTTGATTCTATCGCTGCCGACAGCGGGTCGTCCTGAATGTCCGGACGGGAATCGGGCGACAGCTTGTCGGCTTTCTTCTCCTCCAGCTCCACCCGTCTGCGCTCGTATTCGTCGCGGTGACGGTCTCGGGGATTAAGCTCGAAGTAATCGGCAAGCCACCTGAGGGCTGCCATGCGGTCGGCAAGCTTGATGGTGGCGCCGTCCCTGCCCACCTTGACCTCGCTGACGATCTGACCGTCGGTGATGTCCGAGGACACAAAGCGCACGTCGTTGACCTCACGGGTCAGAGCAACCTTGCCGCCGCAGCCGTCGTCTACCATGATCGGACCGAAGGGACCCATCACCGGCACTTCGGCGCGGCCCCACTCAACGTAATCCTTCAGGTCGGCAAAGGCGATGCGCATATACATCTCCACAACGTCCTCGCCCTGAGCGAGGATAGCCTCTGCCTTGATGGCTTTGAGCCGCTGGATCTCGGCACGCACTGCCGGACGGCGCATGACCTCCCATGCGTGGGCGTTGGCGCTGTCCCATGTGCCGCCGAAGGCGCTGAGATAGGACTGCGTGGCGTTGAACGACCGGATGTAGTGCAGGCAGAAGTCACGTTCCTTATCGCTCAGATCTTCCGCTTCCTCCACCGACACGGCAAGCATGGTGTTCAGACGCTTTTCCGCCTTTGCCCCCTTGCTGTTGGGGTGCACCTTTGGCGCTGACGGTTGCACCCTCTTTCTGGGTTGCGTCCATCCGTGACGCTTCGCCCATGATTTGACTGTGTTGACAGACACGCCGTACTTCTCGGCGATGTCCTTGTATTTTGCACCGGCGAGATAGTCGGCTCTCGCCAGCTCGTGGTTGGCGGCTGCCATGCTATCGCTCCTTTTGAGAAAATACAAAAGGCCCTGCGAGCCATGCGCAAGACCTGTGATGATATACTGCCCCGACCGCACGATGGCAATCGGGGCAGCTTCCATAGGAGGTACCGAAACAACAGGCAGCAAAATGAATAAAACCTTACTGCTGTATGGAAATCTTCGGCAATATCATCATAGCACAGAATTCAGTCCGTTTTAGTCCGCTCTTTCGGTTTTGTCGGAAATTTCCGCAATTGCGCGCTCATAATGTTCGAACATTGCGGTGTGTTCCAGGTGCACCTTTGCGCAGATATCCCGGAACGGCACACCGCGCTGCCATCGCCAGCGGATAATCGACTGCCCGTATGCGTCATCGGCAAGGATGATTAGCTGCTCGGTGCGCACGATCCTGCCTGCCAGCTCGTCGATCGACCGCTCAAGCCGCGCCGTTGCCGCCTCCAGACGGAGGATCGAATCAGCCACCGGATCGGACACGCCGCCCGTTCCCATGGGCATCCCACTGTTGACCACGGCACGCAGACCGTCAAGCTGACTGCGCAGAGCAGACAGTTCCTCCTTCGCCGCAGCCAGATTTGACTTTGTGGGCAGATATTGTCTGAGTTCAGTTTTGACCTGTTCCGGGGTCATCTGATCCCTCCTTGTCCATGCGATGCAGCTGACGGTCGATCTTGAAATCTATCCGCTTGTTGACATCATCGCCGCTGTCCCTCATCGGGCACAGCTCACAAGTGACCGGATCAGCCGGTCGACCTTCGTTGCGGCACGCTCTGTTCCGACACTCAAACCATTGCGTAACACTCTTCGAGTGATTGGTTGGTACCGCGTGAATGCAGCCGCAGATTTTTACACCTAAATCAGACATCCGCATCACCTCCAAATGTGCGCAGCATGGACTGCTGCCAGCCGGGGCGTGTGTCTGTGTCATCTGGTTTGCCGCCGACATTATTGTCGGTCGCATTATCCTTTCTCTCGCCGTAACTGCAGTAGTCATCAGGATTTTTGCATTCAAAGCCGATGCGTGCGCAGCCTGCCACGGTTCCGATAGTTTTATAGTGCTTGCACCGACTGCACCTCACGACCTCTGCCACGTCGGCGGCTGGTTGTTTAGATATCAAATCTCTCAGTAACCGTGTCAAATGCTCCGGCGCAAATCGTTCTAAATTTGCAATCAGCGCCCCACGCTCAATGTATTCCTCTCTGTCAGGCATCATCTACCTCCTCTCTCAGTTCCTCTACATGGACAAAGATCCCCGGGATCTCCGCCCAGAATTTTTCGATGATCTCCGACGCCACCTGCGCGTCGTCCTTCCAGAAGCCCACGGCGGTCATGCAGTCCTTGAGCAGCTTCTGCAGGTTGTCGGTATCGGGGCGTGTGGTTTTGTATGCGCCGTCGGAATGGCTGCCGGCAGGAAAGCACCATTTGACCACCAGCCGCACCGCGCCGGTATACGGCTGCTCAGGGCAATACTGATGCAGATGGGCGGTCAGCTTGGCTCGGGCCTCTTTCAGCTCCGGCGGATCGTAGATCACCGGCTTGCCACGCACCACAGAGACCTTGTGTTCCTGCTGGGTGACGGTGGGCGGTATCATGTACATGAAGAATTGGTGCAATTGCATTCAACCTCCTCCGTGTGCTTATCTCTTACTTCCTGAAGCGCATCGGCAATACTCAATACGGCACATTCGTTTGAGTTCAGGTCAAACCATGCGCAGGCGTCGCCGGGGCATGGTTTCATTCCCATCAGGGGGCATAATGTCATTTTTGCTTCATCCTCCTTCGGGCGCACGGTGTCGGTGAGTGCGGTGACCACACCCATAGGCGAGCGGTCTTTACGCCCCGCCATGGTGGGTGCAACGCACACGACACCACACGTTGGTGTTATTTACGTAGTAAATAAGGCGGTGGTGATACTACCACCACGACCATAAAAACATGATGGTGGTGTTATCACCACGACCATAAAAATCATGGTGGTGGTGTTATCACCACGACCATAAAAATCATGGTGGTGGTGTTATCACCACGACCATAAAAATCATGGTGGTGGTGATGGTGTTACAGATACTTCACCGCTGTTCTTATCGATGGAATAACCGTATTTTTTTACCCACCGATAGATGGTAGTCAGCGGTTTCGACTCTCCGTTTTCGTCGCTGAAATACTCAGACAGCGCCTTTGCGGTGGGTGGTCCGTCAACGCTGCAGGCGGCTATTGCCAGCTCGAATTTCTCGCGCTGCGTGTTGCTTTTGTTCTCGGCTTTTGTCTTGCGCACCTTGGCAGCTTTCTTCCACGGCTGTATTTCTGTGTCCGCCTGAGCATCCACCAGCAGTCCGTCCTGCTCCACACGATGCACCGGGTAGTCAAACCATAGATTAAGCGGCGGAAACTTCGGGAACTCGCGCAGCGTGCCCTCGATGCGCCACGCCGTCCGCGCTCTGATCGAGAGACGCAGGCGGCGCACCTCGTCCTCAAGACGGCGGTATTCCTCCGCAGACAGCACCCGGCGGCAGATATCCAGCATGGCGCGGCTGCTGCAGGCGTCGTCCTGCGAGGCTTTATTGGTCTGACCGGCGCGGTCAAGATATCCCATGCACAGGGCGCACACGGCGTTGTTCTCCGTCTGGGTGTAGACGCTTTCCTGCGGCTCAAGCTCGATGAGGTCAAGCAGCGCATCGGGGTCACGGGCGAACACGCCGGAGCCTGACGCTCTGTCCATGGAACGTTTGCCGCCCTGCGCGCCCTTCGAATGATGGTGGCAGTAGATGACGGCGCAGCCCAGCTCGGTGCAGACTTTATCAAACTGGTTGCAGAACTTTGCCATCTGATCGGCGCTGTTCTCGTCGCCGGTGATGACCTTGTATATGGGGTCGATGATTATCGCGATGTAGTTCTTTTTTGAAGCGCGGCGGATGAGCTTTGGTGCCAGCTGATCCATGGGTACCGACCTGCCGCGCAGGTTCCAGATGTCGATACTGCCCAGGTTCTCCGGCTGCAGGCTCAGTGCGGTGTACACGTCCCTGAAACGGTGGAGACAGGACGCCCTGTCCAGCTCGAGGTTGACGTACATCACGCGCCCCTTGGCGCAGTCGAAGCCCAGCCAGGGCTTGCCCTCGGCGATGGCTATGCACAGCTCGATGAGGGCATAGGACTTGCCTGCTTTTGATGGACCTGCCAGCAGCATTTTATGTCCCTGACGCAGCACGCCGCCGATGAGACAGGGTGCCAGCTCGGGCAGGTCGCCCCAGACCGCGTCCAGTCCTTCGGGATCGGGCAGATCGTCGTTGACCGCTTCGATCCACTCCACCCACTCCGACCACGATGCCTTGCCGAGGTTGGTGTCGATGAGGAACTGCTTCTGTCCGCTGCGGATAACACCGGGCATACGGGAAAGGCGCGAGGGGTTGCGGTTCTGTGTGTCGATGTCAAGACCGTTCTTTTTGCATACGGCATAGAGATAGTCGACACGCTTGCGGTATTCGGGATAATCGGCGGCGTCCACCCGCACGATGGCGTGCAGGCTCTTGTTTCCCGAGTGAACAAGACAGGCTATGGGCAGCTCCAGCTCCCGGAGGATGGCGTTCTGCTTTTCGATATCCACGCTGTCCGATTCCACCAGAGCGTAGCGGAATTCGGTGACGTTTTCATTGCGGATGCCCTTACCGTCGAGGGGATTGAAGCGGATCCACGCGCCGATGTCCTCGCTGTAGTCACCCAGCACCGAGCCGATATCACCATTGCATTTACTCAGCTGTTCGATTAACTGCCCTGCAGTTCTATCCCAGCAACCTTTCGACGGCGATATCCGTCCGCCGTCGCCTTTCGTGGCCCGGGTCACATAGCCCACCATGTCGGTGGATTCGAACAGTGTTTCAAGATAGGTGATAAGGTCTTTTACGGGGTTCCAGAGCTGGGGTGAGGCGATCTCCCTGCCCTCGATCCAGTGGCGGTCAACGATCACCGGCTCGCTGCCGATGCTGTCGTTCCAGTCCAGCTCCCTGTCCTCGCGGCGGGGCGACCAGCCGCCCTGCTTTGCCAGAGCGACGATCGTTCCGCCGGTGACAGGTGCGTTTGTCATGCCGGTGAAGGACTGCCATTTGACGGCGCACTCCCCGGCGTGGTATCTTTTGGGATCCCGGCTGCTCCATTTATCCCAGTGGTCGGCGGTGTAGCCCTCGTGCTTGAGAGCCATTCCGATGCCGACCCATTCGGTATAGTTCAGGGCAGCCGGGTCGATGTAATCCAGTAATTCAATGAGATCTAATTTGCTTTCCTGCATGGCTTATTCTCCTGTGTATGTAGCAGGATTGATTCCCGGAGGGATGCGCCAGCCGTTGCCGGCGATGCGGTCGATGAGACGCTTGGCGGCGGCAAAAGTCCAGCTGCCCACGTGCCGAAAACCCTTGCTTTCGAGGAAACGGATCTGCTTGGGGGTAGTCAGACCTTCGTCTCTCCGTTTGCTCAGGCGGTCAAGCAGCAGTGAAGCCTTGCCGGCGCTGTCGATCTCGTCAGGGAAGATGCCCAGCTTTTCAAGGCGCTCAAGCTGCTTTTGTGAGGGCGGCGCCATCTCCCAGCCGAAAGCCGGAACGTAGCCCGATAGATCCTCCGCCTGTATGGACATTTCAAACTGCAGGGGATCGACAAGCTTGCGCTTGCGGGTACGCATCTCGGCAAGCTTGTTGGCGAGTGCTTCCTCGCGCTGGGCGACGACGTCCTCGCTTGCCCTGGTCTCGGCTTCCTCGAGATCGACGGGGCAGCCTGCCTCGGCTATGTTCTCGGTCATCTTCTTGGCGACCTCGGGATTCTCCGCGATCAGACAGGCGGGGCGGCACAGCTCGTGACGCTCGGTGTGCCAGAGGAAATCAAGCAGCAGAAGATCCTTCTTGCCCGGATGCAGGCGCGTACCTCTGCCCACCATCTGGCTGTACAGGCTGCGCACCTTCGTGGGGCGCAGCACGATGACGCAGTTCACCGACGGGCAGTCCCAGCCCTCGGTGAGCAGCATGGAGTTGCACAGGACGTTGTATTTCCCCTCGTCGAAATCGGCGAGAACCTGAGCACGGTCGGCGCTGTCGCCGTTGACCTCAGCTGCCCGGAAGCCTTTGTCGTTGAGGATGTCGCGGAACTTCTGGGAGGTCTTGACCAGAGGAAGAAACACCACGGTCTTGCGATCGGCGCAGTGCTCCAGCATCTCGTCTGCGATCTGGTAGAGATACGGGTCGAGGGCGGTGTCGATGTCGGCGGCACGGAAGTCTCCTGCCTGCACCGACACGCCGCTCAGATCAAGCTGCAGAGGAAGTGTCAGCGCCTTTATGGGCGACAGATAGCCCTCGCGGATGGCTCTCGGCAGTGTGTATTCATAGGCAAGACTGTCGAAATACTGCCCGAGATTGCGCATATCGCCGCGGTCGGGAGTGGCGGTGACACCCAGCACGTCAGCGTCGCCGAAATGCTCCAGCACACGCTGATAGCTGTCGGACAGGCAGTGATGCGCCTCGTCGATGATGATGGTGTCGAAGTAGTCACGGGCAAACTGAGCAAGGCGCTTTTCACGCATGAGGGTCTGGACGCTGCCCACGGTGATGCGGAACCAGCTGCCCAGACAGGACTGCTCGGCTTTCTCCGTGGCGCAGCCAAGGCCGCAGGCTTTGGCTATCTTGTCGGCTGCCTGATCCAGCAGCTCGCCGCGATGGGCAAGCACCAGCACGCGCTTGCCCTGAGTGACGCACCGCTCGGCGACCTTGGCAAAGACGATGGTCTTGCCGCAGCCGGTGGGCAGAACGAGAAGCGTTTTGCGCTGACCCAATGTCTCCCATTCTCTGAATATGGAATCGAACGCCTCCTGCTGGTAGGGGCGCATCTGCATTTTCTGTACCGCTTCCATCAGTTATTCCAGAAGCTGTTAGGCTGAGAAGGCGCAGAGGGGGCGACGTTATACTCGGGGGCATCGGCAGGATCGATGTAACGGGCGATGCGATTGGACTGACGCTCCTTGCCGTCGTTGCCCGTCCATGTCTCCGTCGTTATCTCGCACCAGCCGGAGCTGCCGGGGACGGTCTGCCAGTTCATGCGCAGAGGCTCGTCGTGCTTTTTCTGACCGATGGCGAGAAAGAACTGGCACAGCTTCCATTCCATCTTGGTGTGGAGCAGCAGGCTGTCCTCAATGACGGCTCTGCTGCGGTTTGCCACGTCGGACACGCGCAGGGTGAGCAGCGCCATGTTGCAGGGAGGGATCTTGCCCTTGCCGGAGCTGCGTCCGCGCTCGAATTTCTCAACGGTGAAACGGTAGACGCCATCGGGCAGCAGCGTAAATTCGCTGCCCTCGTTTTCGATGGTGTCGTCCCATGTGAATTCGCGATCAACAGATGTAAATTCTGCCATTATCGTTGTCTCCTTAAATCAAAAATTTATGTCTCTGACATTCTCCAGAAGCGGCAGCAGCTGATTCCAGCCGGCGATCAGAGCGCCGTTGATGAAATCCTCGCCGTAGCTGGCGATGGGCGTGGAGTACGGGAAGTATCCGCGCTCGGAAACCACGGTGCGGATCATATCGTCGCTGACGTTGTGGGCGTGCATCAGATCGCTGAGTGCTTTGGGAATGTCTGTCCGGGAAGAATCGGGTGTACCTTCGGATAAACCGGAGTTTACACCTGATTCAGGCTGTACTCCTGTCACGTTGTGTGCATTACTGTCAGATAGAACGCTCTGCTGTCGCGGCGGTGTCTGCTCGGCGATGGCTGCCCCCGATGGGAAGCAGTGGGCGATGGCTCTGAAATCAAAGTCCATGGTCTCCGGCAGATCGTGGCGGTTCTTGGCATCCCAGCAGGGGTGATGGCTGGTGTACATGACGCGCTTTCCGCCCTGGGCTTTGGATTTGGTGTGCTCGCCGGTACCGTCCTTGACCACGATGGTCTTGTAGGATGCGAACAGAACCATATCCGCCCATTCCTTGACCATGGGCGCTGTCTGCTTGGACAGCTTCATTTCCCAGCGGTCATAGGCTCCCATTTCGTCGGGCTGCTCGAACTTGCGCATCTTTGCGTGGGCGGTAAGGACGACGTGGATGCCGCGGCTGACGACTTCCTCAAGGAGATTGAGCAGCTTGCCGAACTGCTCCGCCAGATAGACGTAGCCTTTGCCGTAGCCGAAATCCTCGATGCCCTTCTTGTCGTAGCTCGCAATGATATCGTTGATACACCGCAGCCCCGCCCAGTCGGCGGTGTCAATGACGAGGGTCTTGCACACATCGACGTGATCGCGCACATAGCTGACCTGCTCCGTGAGCATCGTCCAGCTGGACGGCTTGTCAAACCGACGCACATCCATGTGTCTGGTGCTGCCCTCGGTGTCGATGAAAACGGGGTCAGGGAACTGCGCAGCGAAGGTGCTTTTGCCGATGCCCTCGGGGCCGTAGAGCACCACCTTCTGGGCGCTCATGATTTTTCCACTTGATATGTTCATTGCCAGTAACCTCCTGCCGGTGCGTCGGAGGTGGTGTCGGTCACGGCACCGGTGGCGTAACCGTCCTCGATAATTATGCTGCACTCGTCTCCCGTGCTCACTCTGGTGGCGATGGCCTGCAGCCCCTCAGCTTCCAGCCATTCGCCGAACTCACGCAGGGTGTCGGTGTCCATCTGCTCAAGCTTGTCGATGAGCACAAAGCCGCATTTCGGATTGAGCCTGCGGACGATGGCGGTACCCACACGGAGCTGATCCGCGCCACTCATGCAGTCCCAGCGTGCGCCGTTGTATATCAGCTCACCGTCCTGCACCGACAGTCCGGGCAGCGGAAGGTCCGCGCCGGCGAGCAGCTGAATGCGCTGGTCGCGGAGATCCTCGATCTGTGCGGTCAGACCGTCGTACTGAGCCTGATATTCCTTTGCGTCCTCCTCGGCTTTTTCCTTGTCGAGGTTGGCGCGGACACGGATGTTGATCTGCTCGATGTCGGCGATGTTCTGCTCAAGTTCTGCGGTTGACTGATCCACCAGCTGAGCGGTGTCGGTCTGTGCAATAGCCATATCTGCTGACAGCTCGTCACGGCGGTTTTCCATTCCCTGGATCCGTGTGTACATCTCCGCTATTTCCGAGCAAAGCTGATGATACTGAGCGGTGATGGCATCCAGATGGTCGCGCTTACGCTGGTTTTCACCGTTCCGGGCGAGGATTGCCTGCTGCTGACGGATAAGTTCCGAAGCAGACACCGGCTCTTTCGGCGCGTCGGGGTATTCGGGCAGCTCGGCAGCGTACTTCTTTTTCTGATCGGCGATCTGACCGATGGCGTGACGCTGGTTATAGAGCGTCTGCTCCTGCTGCTCCAGTTTGTACAGCTGATCTCCCACGCCTATGATTTTGAGCAGCGTGCCGGCTTTCTCTTTGGACGTGGACTGCATGAACTTCGGCAGGTCGAGGGCCAGCTGTTCGATAAACTCGTTGAGCAGCGTCTGACCGCCCTTGTTTCCGTTCGGGTCAATGACCTTCAGGTCGCTGTTCTTTCCCCGGCGCTCCACGATCAGGCCGTTGGAGAGCTCCACGTGCAGCAGCGGAGGGATAACAGAGCCTTCACGCTGAGCGCCGGAGGGCCGGTACTTGTCTCCGCCCAGAGCCCAAGCAATGGCGTCAAGGACAGATGTCTTTCCCTGTCCGTTCTTGCCGCCGATGATAGTCAAACCGTTCTGCCCGGGGGCAAGGGCAACGGCGCGGACACGTTTGACATTCTCGATTTCAAGTCGGGTTATCTTGGT